CTTAACGTTGCTTCCATATATTTTTAATTAAATATAGATTTTAAACCTGTTAATAAAAAATATAGGGGCTGTTACGCCCCTATAAGTTATATTGTATAATATTGGCGTACTTGTTTAAATACGTGGATTAACCCTCAGCGTCCATGATTAACTCACCACAACCGCGCGGATCTCTCAACATAATACCCATCTCACCTAAGAAGTGAACAGAGTAACCGTCTTTTGCATTAGAACGCAAAGTGTTGATAGATTTTGCAGGACCTGCAGGAGAAATAGAACCACCAGTATACCACTGCATGAACTCACGACCCTTACGTACTACCTTAACAATGTTTGCTTCGCCATCTCTACGACTTACATCCAAGAATGTAAAACGATAAGACTCAAGCGGCTTACCAGAAAGCGGGTGTAACAAACGATTGAACGTAGTGTTGTCATACAACGGGAAGTGTTTCAACGTCAACTCAATACCATTATTCATCTTGTATGTTACAAACTGACCACCTAAAGTCAACTCTTGACCACTACCACTAATGAACTTAGTATCGATTACATTCATCGTAGCTGCTTTTTGTTTCAATACACGGTCAAACTCGCGAATACCCATCTCACCAGTTAAGGCTACGAACTTACGCTCATTAGTACCAAGAATATTGTAAGACAGATCAAACAAGAAGTCCTCAAGCAACTCTGTTGTCAACTCAGTGTAATAACGTCTATTAGACGGTGCAATCTGCTCAAGCAAACCAGCTGGCAAGTAAACAGGACGACCATTAGTACCCTTCAAAGAGAAAGTACCATCAGCGTTACGATTTGACTTAGAGTAAACCATCATCATCTCACAACGTTTTCTCCATTCACGCATTGCCACCCATTCTTGATAGTCAGACCACAAATAAGATTTCTTACCTGTTTTAGGATCCTTCAATGCAATCCACAATACAGTTGCATAAGTAATATCATAACTCAAACGAGTAGTGAATAAGTAGTTACGCATCTTGAATTGAGTATTGTAGTTCAGGATATCTGCCTCTTCACTGTACTCCTCATAAGCAGAACCAAGACGTGACATTTCACGACCAGCTAACAAATACTTACCCGGAACATATGAACTAGACTGACCATCAGCGATGAACATAGTATAGCACCACAAGTTACCGTCCTGTACAGGAGCACCTTGAATACGTAATTGATATTCTTTGTCATCAAGTACTACAATAGCACCCGGACCAAACCATTTATCTTCTACCCATACTTGGATAGGTGTGTTGCCAATACCAGCCATGATTGTGTCAGCATTAGCAGCAGTAATTTCAGTACCCTGCCATTTTGCAGAGCGAATTGTTACAGCTCTATCGGTATCAATTTCTACATACCATTCATATGTACTTTGATCAATAGTCATTACGTTACCAAGACCACCTGTGATAGCATCAATGGAAGTACCATAAGCACCGTCTTTTGCGGCAAATACGTAAGAAACAATACGTTCTACTTCATACGGTCTTGACAACATTGCTTCTGAAATCTTATTCTCGTCAATAAGATCTGAAAACCATCTACTTTTACCGATCTGTAAATTATTCAGAATTCCGTTATCCATAAATTAATTTATAATCTTTAATTATTGTTTAAACTTCGTGCTGCGATACTCCATATAGAGTTTGATGAACTAGTGTGAATTCTTTTAGTGCCTTTCGTAGCACCTGTCGTCTTTAAACTTTGTTTCAAGGTCTTTATAGCAGAGCTAGTTCCAATTTTTTTTGCAGTATCTAGCAAAGTGTCTCCCTTCATAGTAAAATAGGCAGACTCAATTAAATTTTTTACACTCTTAGAATAGTCTTTCTGATATTGAGTAAGACCATCTGAGTCCGCTTTAAAGATATAATTCAATAAAGCTTTTTTATCCTTTTCAGGAATAGCGATACCTCTGATATCTTTCAGCGATTTAATGTTGGTGACAACGTCGTCAACAAATTTTTGTTGGCGCTCGATTCTTGCCTCATTTTGCTTTTCCTGATCAATCAATAGCTGTTCCTTCTTCTTTTCAGTAATCTCCTTCATTAGTTCAAGAGCTTCCTCTGCTTCATCTTCTAGAATACCAGCATCTTCATACTTTTCTAGTTTACTCTGGATTCTCTTCTCACTAAACCCTTTTTCTAACAACAATTCACGAATGATTTGCTTTTGATTACTCTCGATTGAAGTGTCAAAGTTATCAAAATCAATAGCAGTACTAACTTGAAAATAATCTTCTAGTTTACCACCATTACGAACGAATTCATCAATCTTAGCAACCTCTTCACTTGAATACTCTGGAGTTGAATTTTCTTCAATCAAATCCTTGAAGTATTCACATAATTCCTCTACTGTTTTAGGTTTCTGTGATTCTTCATCTTCTTCAAAGTCTAACCCTAATTCCTCAGTAATAGCATCAAAAAAAGCACTAACTTGAATACCTTCATTATCTAACTCTTCCTCTTCAGTAGATGTTTCCTCAACTTCTTCTACTTTTTTAGTTTGTTTAGATTTCTTTTTAGGTTCTTCAACTTCTACTTCCTCTTCCTCTATTTCTGTTTCCTCTTCAGTTTCTTCAGTTTCTTCAATCTCAGTATCTTTTTCCTCTTTAGAAGTATCTATTCCAAATACTTCCTTTACTGAAGGACCTCTGTTAGTTCTTTGTAAACGTTTGATTTCATCATCAGATATATCATCATTACCTGTACTAAACGTACCTGTTACTAGAGGATTATTTAATGTTTCAGATGACAATGCATCTGCTACTGCTTCCCAACCTAATAGTGTATTACTATTGCTATCCATAATTATATTTAATTAGATTTATTAATGATTCCACTTAGCAGAATTCCTAGCAAATACTGCTTTCTTCTTCATAGCAGGACTTGCTTTGCTGCCTTTCTTTAATACTTTGTTTGCATATTCTTGTACACCCATACCAGCCTTTTTTGCTGCAGCTTTAAATGTACCTCTCTTGCTTTTCTTGATATGTATTCCACCTTTCTTATAACTTGGTACAGGATATAGTGGGTATACTCCTTCTAACTCTTTCATATTGATTATTTATTTTCTTGTTCTTCTCCAAAGAACAATTGTAGGAGTAAAAGGCTCGGCATAGGATTCTGCAGTATATGCGTCTGTTCCTTCAATTGCTCTTCCTACTTTCTTTTTTATTTTCTTTATAGTTTTACCAACTCCCCAAGGTATTAGATTTAATGCAGCATCAATGGCAGCTCCAGCATAATCTCCTTTGCCTAAGTCTTCAATGAAGTTAACTGCATCTTTAATATAACCAGCTGGAGTAATATAAGCTTCTGGTTGAACTGCATTAACTGCACCTGATATTTTCCTTTGTCTTTCAAAGTATTCAGGAGTACCAGTTCTATATTCTGGTGGTAAATCTGCTTTGTTTATGGTTTTACCTTTACCATCTTCATATGTAGGAATAGAATCAAATTGCTCTTTAATATCAAAATATGTAGCATCAGGGTTATTTGCCCTGACACTATCATATATCTGTTTTCTCTCTTTAAGAGATAGATCTTTCCATTTCATACTAGTAATATTTACTTACCTGTCTTACCTGGTTTACCTTTTCCGCCTTTTTTAGAGCCTCCTTTACATGCCATAATTGTTATCTCCTATTTTTTAGTTTTACTCTCACCTACCACTTTATTCTTAAGAGCAGTCTTAGCCTTAAGTTTCTCTCTATCCATTGCAGCTTTATCTTTCTGAGCTTGCAACTTCTTAGCTTCATCAAGCTTTTTCTTTTCAAGAGCTAGTCTTTCTCGTTCAATTGTAGCTTTAAGTTTCTCAGCTTTTTCAGCTTGTTCAATCTTACGTTTTTCTAACTCTTTCTTATTCTCTTCAGCTCTAGCTTTATTAGCTAAATCCATCTGTTTACTTACAGCATCAGATACAGCTTTTTGTCTAGCTATTTCTTGATTACCAATCTCGATAGGATCAGGTATACCATTCATATCTTGATCCATATTTTCAGATCCTCTATAAGCATTTAATTGAGCTACAGTAATCTTAGTGGCATTATCTTGATCAATTTTATATTTTTCAAGATCAAGTTCAGCTTCCTTAAGCATAAGCTCTTGTTCTTTAACTTGATTCTGCATCTGTATTAATTGCTGTTGCTGTTCAGCTTCTTGCTGTTGCATTGCTTGCTGTTGTGATAATCTTTGTTGTTCAAGCTCTTGTAGTTTACTCTTGATTAATGATAGATTATCCATAGTATACATTTCAGCAGCGTCTACTAAACTTGCACCATTCTGCATAGCAGGTTGAATTAATGCTCTAAGTTGTTCAATAGCTTGTACTTCTTTAGTGCTATCCGTTACAAAGATATCGAAATCTTCATAAGGGAAATTATCAGCTAATGTTATGAATGCTCTAGTAGTATCATCAAATATGTAATTTAAATACTGTTTATCACTATCCTTCCATGCAGCTTTAGCAGTATTTAATAGCATAAGCAATGCTTGCCTTTTTACCTGATTATGCATCCAAAATAATGGTTCTGTAATATGTGCAGATTGTATAACTGAACGTTCTACGTTACCTACTAATTCAGTACTAGATATAGCTCCTTGTCTTTGTGGTGTTACTCCAGATAACTCTGAAGCCATCGATTCAATCTTATCTAGTAATTGAATATATTGAGCGATAACATTACCCATAGTAAGATCCCAAGTGGTAAATCCATTAAAATTAGATGGTCTACCTCCTTCCCTGCCTGGAATATCCCATCCTTCATCATATGGGTTAATGAATGCTACTCCTAGTGCACTTAGATAATGCATCCATTTAGCAGTATCAATACCTAAACCTTTTGGTATCTGTGTAACATCCATTACAGGAACTTTACCTTTATCCCTAGCCATTGCTAATTCCATTCTATAGAATGTCGTAATGTACAAATACTGTAGAGGCTTCATAATACTAACTAAAGATTTAGGAGCACTATTAGTATTACTATAGACAATTCCTGTATATGGTAGTCGCTGAGAATTAAGATTTTTACTTGTAATATATTGGTATTCAATAGGCTGAATTCCAAAGTAAAGATCATCAGCATTATATCCTTCCCATACTTCAATGATCCAATCCCATTCAACATTTACTTCATTACCAGTAGTCTTGTAATATTCATCTACTACAAACTCTTCCTCTTCTCCAGTTTCAGGATTAACTACAGTAACAAAACCAATCTTTTTAAAAGATTTCCAACATACATGATATACTACTACATCCTCTGCATCTCCATAAGGATTATGATCAGGATACTTACTGTAGATTTTCGTATCAATATGATTCCAATCATCTACCATGTTCTTATCACCTAACCAATTCTTAGCTCCTTTACCATATTGACCAAATTTCTCTAGTAGTTGATTAAGCTGTTTTTCATCAAGTTTATCATAAAACTCATCATATACCTGAGTATATGGCATAAGCATTTTATAACAACACATTGAAGCTTCATGAATAAACTCAATTCCTTCAGCATCATCAAACCAAAAGTTCTTTGGATTAACTCTATTCAAACAAGGCTCCCCATTCCTGATGCCTACATATATTACTTCTTCACCAGCAATTAAACCGTCTTTCCAAGTTTTTACAAACTCGTGATCAATATTTAAAGAGTGTTTTAAATAGTTTAGGGTATGATAAGCAGTAACTTCTGCTACATCTTTATAATCCTTAGTAAGGTATTCCTGTATTTGCTCTGGGGTTTGTATTTCACCAGAAGATAATGCTTCCTCATACCTAGCCTGTTCTTCAGGACCCATTTTAGCCATAATAGATGCTTGAACATAATCAAGCAACATCTGTTTAGCTTTTTCCTGCATTTCACTTGCAGCTGCATCACTAGTCCTACATACTTTAAAATTAAATGGTCTTTTAGTTTCTTCACCAATTAATAAATCAATTTTAGGTCTAATAATGTTATAGTCCTGAGCTACTGCTGGAAAACCATCATCTTGATTAAAAGGATTTGTAACATATTTTAAATCCTTCTCACTGTATACACTATTATATAAATCATAGTATGTTTGCATCTCTTCATCAGTAGGTATTGAACTACCATTACTTAATTGAGATTGCCCTATGATATAGTCTACACATGTTTTTTTCCATTCTTCACTCTTTTGGCTAAAAGGTATTTTTTGTATAGGAAAGCTATTTACTGTGCGTTCCATATTTTAAAATGAAAATGTTAATATATTTGAATCAAATAATTTATTTGTAGAATCAGAAGTATCTTGTTCAAACCATTTATCTGTGAATATTGGTGTATCAAACAATCTTTGCTTCTTCTCTATTTCTTGTTTTTGTTTTACTTGAGCTGTATATAATTGTTCCCTATATATCATTACTTGCATCAATGCCATTACACGGTCAAAGTTACCTTTATCATTGTATTGTATTAATTCCTCAAGTAATGGTTCTGATAATATAGACTCAAGTCTCATATGACTAGATTCTACTTCTTCTTCTAGCCATTCTTTAATTTTACCTTCTCCCCAAAGTTTAATTTCCTTGTTCATATGACAGCCTTTCCTTCTATTTACTTTGGAGTCTCTTACAATGTCTTTAATAATATCTGGTTGATCTGCTAATAAGTAGTCACAATGTTTATTGTTAAAATAAACAAATAAACCTGTATTTTGATTTTCACACATTAACCTTGCATTATAGTATACTAGTAGCTTTCTTACGTTCTCATAGAACTCTTCTGATGTTTTTGGTCTACCAGTATATTCGGCAACTATGATATCACTGTATGATTCAAAATTCTGTATACGTTTGTATATGAATACTGATCCTAGTGAGTTAGTGCCAGATTGATCGTGGTCATAAGGGTCACATCCTGCTATATATAAACCTATAGGTGTTTCAGGACATGGATGTTCCCATATTACTATAGATCCTTCAGGATTTGCTTCTTTTGGTAATGGGAATTGCGTAATATCACCTGTCTTTTTAATACTCCATTTTACAGTACCACCATCCCAAGTAAGATCACCTATTTGTTTATGATTTTGTAATTTCTTATTAGTTCTAATACGAGCTAATTGTTTTTGTAATTCCCTTTTAGGGAATATATTACCTGTTAACTCTGTAAATGCTTCTGCAGGAGTTTCAGCATGCTCAGCTACATATCTATCGATAGCTTGCATTGTTTTTGCATTCTTAAGCTCTTGCTCTCTTAATGATAATATATATTTCCTTGATGCTTCATGATTAGTGTTACCATCATTATCCATAAACATACGATTTCCATTTTCATCTCTTGAATCTAGATTAGTATGTTGTGGAATAAAGAACCCACAGTATTTTCCACCAACTGCACAATCATCCCATATATTAGGGAAACCTAAGCAGTTATAAGATTCAGGATCATAAAATGCTTCGCGTAATGGGGCTACTGCATCACCTTGATCACCGCCAGTACCAAACATAATCATAAGTCCAAATGCTACACCATCATGTTCTACAGATGGTCTTGCAATCTGCCATGCTGCTTTTAATTCAGCAAATGTACCTGCCTCTTCCCAAAGTATGAGTACACCTCTTTTACCACGTACTGCATCAGGATTATCTTTTAGAGATACACCGATGATTTCAGATTTATAACCAGCTTCAGTTTTATTACCATAATCATCAGTAACCCACATAGATGCTCTACGCCTCATAGATGTATTTACTGCTTGACGTTTTTTACCCCATGCTGTATATTCATCAATAAAATCCATGTAATCCCAAGCCTTAGTAAGGATACCATCATCTGTAAGATATTGTTTATTTGATGCATATACATATGATTTTGATTCTGGTATAAGGAAGAAATTACGACAAAGCATAGCACCACCTTTATATGAATAACCCTTACGTCTAGCTTTTGCTACACATAAGTGTTTACCTTGTTCTTGTGCTTCCTCTATTGCTTGAAAGTAATAGTAATCATAATCATAGAAATCTGGGAATGTACGTTCACTGACAGATTTCCATTCTTTTAAACCAGTTTTCCTATTAGTTACTTCCCTATATACTTGTCTTACTATGGGACAATAATTTAAATAAAAATAATGGTAGCCTGTGATAAAGTCACCATCTTCTGCAGTATAACCATATATACATTTTTCTACTTCTTGATCCCAAAAGCTATAGTATTCAGTTGTGCCTTTAGGGTAAGCACAATAAGAGCCCGTCTCTACAAATGTAAGGGCGGGCTTCCTAAACTTATTGCTATTTTTGATTTTCTTATTGAAATCAATCATAATTGTTATCGATTAAACCACTGTTTGATCTTTAAACTCAATTTCTTATACCAAGGTGTCTTGGTCGGTTTAAGATCCATAGATTTTGAATAAGCTTCTTTCTTTTCTCTATATGCAATTTCTTCAGCCAGTTCGATTT